CTAAAAGAGAACAATGCGCTTTAGGTTTACTACATCAAAAAGGACAACATTTATATCTTTGGTCAAAAATAGAAATGATAATGACACTTAAAAGTTTAGGATTCTCAAGCGTAAAAGAAAAATCATATATGCAAAGTGGTGTAATGGATTTTAACAACATTGATACACCAGGAAATATACGAGCTCTTCATTCAGCCGTAGTGGAGGCTGAGAAACCTTGGTAGCTATAGTAACCATATATAAAGAAAATGCTGAAATATTTAGTCATTATTGGATGCCGTTAATATATAAACACGGTTCAGTAGAATTCATTGTAATTGATAACAATTCTACATTTTTAAAATGTGAACCAGGTCATAGACCACCAAACTTGAAGATATTTCGTTTAGAAAAAGAAGCAACAAGAAACCAAGCTAGAAAAGTCGCTGTTGAACAAACACAACACAATATCATATATTTAGCTTCTATAAAAGGACCACCTACGTATCAAACAATGGTTCTTCTTGAAGGAATAAAAGAAAATGAAATGTTAATTCCAAGGTGGATTGATTATGATAGAGGTATTAGTGTTCCTCCAACTAATAAATTTAATGTTAGTGTTGAAAGGAACAAGTATTTAAACTGCGAAGAAGAATCATATATATCTAAATGGCAACCAAAAATAATAAGTAAAGGAACATTATATTATGTCTAATATAATCTTACAACATTTTGATGGAGAACTTAGACCATTAGATAGATTATCTATTCAAAACATAAAAGAATATGCTAACATGGTTGGAGCAGAGTATCAACTCATAACCGGGAAGCCATTTCGAAAACATCTCACATCTCCATGTCAAAAAGTTTATATGATTGATGAGGTGTGGGATAAGTACAATGATGTTCTTATGCTTGATATAGATATGTTTGCTCCTAAAGGTATGAAAGAAAATATATTCGCACTAAATGGTGTTGGTCTATATGAAGATACACAAAAAAGATTACATTCTAGACTTTCACAACAGCACCCTTTTCAATCGAGTATTTTATCACCATACTGGGGTGGTGCGATATATAAGTTAAGTAAAAGATTAAGAAGAGAATTGAGAGCAGGTTTGGGAGGCAACGAAAGTTGGATGAATCCGTACAATCAGTTGTATAACTATGAAGATGAAGGAATCATACATACACTTGCTTGGAAAGCCGGAATAGCAATGGAAGGTACAATATTAGATCGTAAGTGGTGTCAATGCAGCTTTCTTCCAAATCCAGAAAAAGCTGGCTTTATTCACATAAGAACAAAGATAACCCCACAAGGTCCAAAAAGAGAAAAGATTGAAAATTATAATGAACTAGTTTCAAAAGGAATATTATGAGAAATTTAATATATCAAGTATGGGCTGGAAATCTTTCGGAAGAAGCAAAAGTTAGCAGTAAATTAATGAAGGCATACGCTAAAAAGATCGGTGCTGAGTATATATTGGATTTAAATCCAAACATTGCAAGTAAAATATGTGATGTTCCTATGTATTTTGAATGGTTAAATCCAATATTGGATGACAGATTTTTAGAATATGATAAAGTTTTGTCTGTTGATTTAGATGTATTTCCTGTAGAAAATTTAAAAGAAAATATATTTGAAGAAGATGTTGGTGATATAGGAGCATGTACAGAACCGTTTCAAGGAAAGCAAAGAGCAACTGTAACCGTAGGTGGACACATAAATAGAGAAAACGACGAAAAATGGTCACTTACATGTTTTCATAAATGGGGTGTCACTCTTCCAAGAGATGAAGATTACAACTTAAAAGTATACAATGCCGGAATGGTAGTCTTCACAAAAGAAGGAATAAAGAAAGCAAAGAATTGGATGCCATTTCAAGAATATATCGATTTTATGAGAAGTAAAGGATTTGGTAGATTCTATACAGTTGATCAAAATTATTTTCATGTAATGGTATGCGCAAATGATGATATAGATTTTAGAGAAATGCATAATGGCTGGAACTCTCAAGTGCACTATGTTAGAGGTCCATTATCGATAACTAATAAAATAAATGATGAAAGAAATAAAGACACCAAATTTGTACATGTTCAAATGACAGGCCACAAATGGAATGAACAAAGTCTTTATGAAATTGTAAACCTCCCACAGAGCAAATGGAGATTTGAATATGAAAATTCATAAATATAAAAATTATGATGACTATGTTAAATGGCAAATTCATACTAACAAAGAAAAAAAAGGTTGGGTGTATGTAAAAGAAAGCACCATACAGCAAATAGTTGCATCGCATCTTTCACAAAAAATGATGGCACCTATGGTTATATGTCATGGTACTAGAGCTGGTGCCGAACAAAAATTCTTTAAGAAGTTTCTACCAAATGCAGAAGTCCTCGGAACTGAAATAAGTGATAATGCTACAGAATATCCTATGACCATACAACATGATTTTAATTTTCAAAAGGATGAGTGGATAGGAAAATATGATATTGTATATTCTAATTGTATAGATCACAGTATTGACCCTAAAGCAACTTTAAAAACATGGAGTGATCAACTTTGTCCTGTCGGTAGAATGTACGTGGAATATTGTCAAAATCAAAGTATTCCAGGTGGTAACGTAAATGATCCTTTAGATGCTACAAATGAAGAAATAGAGCAAATGTTAAAGGATATAGGTATGGTTATTGTCGGCAAAATAACTAGAGATGTCAAAGGCGGTGGATTAGTCTTTATATGCGAAAAAGGAAAATAAATGATAAATGCAGAACTCGGGCATGTTAAAACTCTCAAAGAGTTTCATGATGAAATAACTAAACAACAGACAGAAGCTCATGGAGAAGGATATAATGATATTCATAAGGCCATACAAAAATACATGAAAGACTGTAATACGTATATGGAACTTGGAACTCATCAAGGTGGTACTGCTGCGGCAGCAATGTTAGCAAAACCAAAAAATGTAATACTCGTTGACATAGACATGTCGAGATATTATAAATTTTTATCACCTATTGCTGATAAATGGTGTAATGAAAATAATATTAATCTTACAGTAAAACAATGTAGCTCAATAGAGTTAGGATCTATAGCGAACACGGATATGCTTATGATTGATTCGGTTCATAATCCTCATCATATGAATAGAGAATTAGCTCTTCACGGTGGTAACGTCAATAAATATATAATAGCACATGATACAAGTATTCTTTTAGGACAGCAAAATGATACACTTTTTAAAGTTTTAGATGAATTTGCAAAAGGGAATGGATGGAAAGTAATCGAAAGAGGAACTATAAATGCTGGATATACAGTACTAAAAAAATGAGAATCTAAATGATTAGTGATTTATTAGATTACAGAGGAAACGTACAGTTTTTTGACGAGGAAAGAATACCTCCGAAAGAAGACATCATGGACATATTGAATACTGTTCATGATAAACTACCTCATGTAAATTATAAATGGCTATATAATTTAAATGTGTTGGGCCCAGAAGATTCAGAAGAAAAAAAGAAAATCGCGGTATCTAGTTTCTGCGGTAATGAACCAGGGAGTTTAAAAAAAGAAAAATGGTATAGAGAAGTAGATTCTTTATCAGATTCTGACATAAATCATTTGTATAAAGTATATGACAAATGGAGAAAATATCAAAAAGAAGAAAAGCCAGAAATTATTTGTACACCACAACCAGACGACCCGGATATAGAATCTTTTAATGAGCAAGTTAGAGCGCCTTGGGTTATAGCCTATAGAACATCAGATGAACCTGATCGAAGGAGGTCTTACGTACAAATAGGAAATCATAGTATGTTAACAGCTTTACTTGCTTTAGAAAAAGGATATGATGTATCTTTTTGTTCATGTTTCATATTTAGAAAAGAATTTGGATATAAAATATGGAAAGAAGGAGATAATGATATTATACTAACTTTATCAATAGGCTGGCCAGATTTGCCTAGAAGAACACAAGCTATGAATAGTAAGTTATCTCCACAGTTTGGTCCTGACAAAAAATTTCAACCAGATTTAGAAAGTATAATACTGTGAAGGCATATGCTATAGTCATAAAAGATAATCCTACTTCTGAAAGAGGATATGAGAAATTGGTCAGAAGTTATATAGACTTCAATCAAGAGTTTCCTCTTAAAAGATTTGATGCCGTTACTCCTGCCACAGTAGACAATGTTTTAGATAATACGGAATTAAAATGGAACTATCCTTGGCAAGGTGAAGTCATAGACTTTGCAACTGGATTAACTAAAAAGGCTTATCAAACGAAGAATCAAAAAGCTCGAATAGCATGTGCATTAAGTCATTATCTTTTATGGGAACAATGTTTAATGTTAGACAAACCGATTCTTATACTAGAGCATGATTCTGTTTTTATAAAAAAGATTGATTTCTTACCAGAAGATACAGGATATGACATTATAGGAATAAATAATCCACTAGGCTGTACTAGAAAGTCTAAAGTATTTCATGATAAGATACTTGAGAATAACAGATTTTTTCAATTGGCACCTTACGTTGATGATGATACAAAACATCCACAAGGTCTTGCTGGAAATTCTGCATATATAGTAAAGCCTGAGGGGGCACACGATCTTATACGACTAGTCGTTAAACATGGACTATGGCCAAATGATGCCATAATGTGTCGGCAACTAATAGACGTCGCTGTAACAAGAAAATTTTACACAAGAGTTCAAGGACTCCCATCTACAACAACACAATGATATAAATAGATAATGTTATGGAACTATTTTACGCAATCATATTAGGTATACTTTGGAGTGAGATTATTTCTCATTTTGGAGCATCTATTTTATTACACCGCTATTATTGTCACAAACAATTTAAAGTGCCGTGGTGGTTTGAAACTATAGGTTTAGCAATGTTGATGATTGCCTGTATACGTACACCTATAGGTTGGATAGCATCACATAGAATGCATCATCATCATTCTGACGGACCAAATGATCCTCACGCCGCGAATCATGTGGGTTATTGGAAAGTTTTATTTACTACATGGGATATTGATCGAATACCTATGAAATATGCTAGAGATTTATACAAGAATCCTCAGTTAGTGTTCTGCCACAAGCATTGGTTAAAAATATTGATTATTGTTAACGTAATTAGTTTTATTATTAGTCCTTATTTTTGGATAGCATTCTGTGTAGTACCGTTTATATTTGCAAAAATAGGTTTTGGATTACTAAATACTGTTGGACATAGAGAAGAAGGTGGAGCAAATGTTCCTTGGTTGAATTTTTTTATAGCAGGAGAAGGTTATCATAAAAATCATCATGATAATTGGAAAAGAGTGAGGTTACATAAATGGGATACTGGAGGTTGGTTAGCTGAAAAATTATTTGTTAAAAAATAGCAGATGGGTTCAATCCCCTGTTTGGCCAGAAGTAGAAAAACTCTTAAAAGAAATCAAAATATCAGATACTTATTATTTACGAGGTAATAACAAAGCCTCTGGCGAGCTTAAATCAGTTATAGAATTACATAGAGAGTGGGTAAAATCTATTATAGATTTATCTGAATTTCCGCATGCCTATGTTACTTCAGGAGCTACAGAAGCAATTAACCATTGGCGTATGACCGATAAGAGGCCTTGGCAATATTTTAAAGGTGACTATCAATGGCCACAAATTATTTCAAAAAATGGTTCTGAAAATAAATATTTAAATTCTAAAGAAGTATTATATGTTTCTAATCCAGCATGTTCTACTGGTAATTTTATTACATTAAAAAATATAGATAATCCAGTAATATTAGATTGCGCTTATATTACAGCAACAGCTATTAAAAAAATTACAGTTCCAAAAAATACTGAACAAGTTATGTTTAGTTTTAGTAAAGGGTTTGGATTGATTGGACAAAGGTGTGGATTAGTTTATACTAAAGAGCCACATCCTACATTAGAACCACTTAATAATGTAGAATGCTTCAATTATTCTAGTTCTAAAATTATGGAGGCCATGATGAATAATTTTACTGTTGATGAAATGTATAATAAATATAAAGATATACAAAAGGAAGTATGTGACAAGTACGATTTAATTCCTTCAGATACGTATTTTGTTGCTACTAGTACTGATCCTTTTTATAAGAAACTAAGACGAAATGAAAACACAGCACGACTTTGTATAACAGGAATCGAATAATGAAAAAACAAAATTTACCTACAGTGGCCAATTTAAATCTTGATATTGATCTTGAAAAATTAAGAGAAGCGACAGATAAATTAGCTGAAAAATTCGTAGATGTTCGAACTGCTAATCCTATGTTATGTGATAATCATATGGAGTTAGTTAAAGACGTATATGATAACTTTGAACAAATCAATTTAACAGAACCTAGTGAAATATTACCTTATACCGCAAGTATAAAAGAAAGATTAAAACGCAGAGAAGAACATTTATATAATGTTCCTACTGAAAACTATACAGGCAGTTATTTTGAAAAAATCGTTACACAATGCAAAGCACCTGCTAGCAGAATTCGCATAACTAAGTTAGCACCTGGAAAAATGATTCCTTGGCATGTTGACTATGATGTGGGTTATGCAGTAAGATGTATTTGTCCAGTATATGGAGGAAAAAATGTAATTAATTTATTTAAGAGAGATGGGAAATTAGAAGCATATAATTTAGAAGATGGAACAGCAAACTTTTTAAATATTGGTTATGCTCATGCCGTTGTTAATATGAGTGATAAACCAAGAATAGCTTTGATGTTCAGTTTGGATGGAACAGATGACATTACAAGTTTATGATTATACAGATGATCAATTAAGAGAATTGATGACTAAAGTCCAGCGAGAAGGGTTGGCAATATTTACAGAACAATGGTGTGATGAAGGACAACTCACAAGTATTTTTAAACGTACGGGCGAGTGTGAAGCACCAGGATTGTTTATGAACGATCCAGATTACCCAGAAATATTTAAAGTAAGTGGTGAAAGAGATGCAGAAGGAAACAGAATTGGTATGTTTGGCGATGGCGAATTAGGCTGGCATAGCAACGGAAACAGTAGACATCTTATCGATAAAATACTAATTGGTTTGTATTGCGTAAAAGGTGATCCTAATACTACATTGAGCATATGTAATACTAGTCAACCATATTATGATATGAGCGAAGATGAACGTGAATACTATGAAAGTATTAAAATCAAGATAAAGTTTAAGAATCATACCATGTACAGTTTAGATGATGATGATCCTGAACTGGAATTCATGAGTAAAAACAGAGGTAGTATTAGACCTCTAATAGGAACTCACCCACATAATGATCTCAAGTATTTTTACTTTCCATATCACTTTATATGTGGAGCGTGGGAAGGTAAAAAGAAAGTAGATCATGAACCAATTATCGAAAAACTAATTCCAAAGATTTTTAAAAGCAAATATCAAACACATCATATATTTCAACCGGGTGATTTGTTGTTTATGGATCAGTTTACTTCATTGCATAGAAGAACACCAGTCATGGGTCCTAGATTATTATGGAGAGTCGCTAGCGACTACAAGAGACTATGGAATTAAGTTTAGAAAAATATGTTCAAAGAATACAGCTTTTCACTCGTAAAGAATGCGATGATATTATTAACGAATTAGAAAAAGTTAATAGCTGGAGAGAATACCCGTATGATAGTCCAGAAGATAACATATGTGTGCAAGAAACTCCAGATGTATCATACTATGATTGCAGACTTCCTGAAGATAATACAACTCGTAAGTTCATGCATGAGAAAATTGCTAAAGCGGTGGATTCACATATACAAGACTTTCTTTCTGAGTTGCCATGGTTTAGTTATTGGACAGGTTCTGGAAATTTAAACTTTATAAAATATCCTATGCACACAGGAATGGATACACATTGTGATCATGTACGAAATCAATTTGATGGATCACGGCGAGGAATACCAATATTAACTGTATTAGGAGCATTAAACGATAATTATGAGGCTGGAGAACTATTATTTTGGAACAAAGAAAATATTAAGATGAGTACAGGCGAAGCACTGATCTTTCCTTCAAACTATTTGTATCCTCACAAAGTAGAAACAGTAGAAAAGGGCACAAGATATTCTTTTGTGAATTGGATATGGTAGAAATTCCTTGGCCTAACATACAAACAAAATTTGAAGAAGGTGGTGCTAGGAAAGTACCGTTAAAAGAAGATTACGCATTTAAAGATATGTGGTATCTTGATACTAAACAAGCAGAACCTATCTTTAAAGTACAAGCTGATATTATTAAAGAAAGACAATCTACAGGAATTGTTGATGTAGGTTGTCGACATGGACCAGTATTAAAATATTTAGATCATAATTTTGATTATATGGGATTTGATACTTCAGTTGAACCTATTGAATTGGCTTCTGAAGAATGGAAAGATCATGTTAATATTGAATTTAGATGTAAGAGCTGGTATGATATAGAAACATTTAAGGTTGATTTTAAAGTAGATACTGTTATTTTTAGTGGTGTATTACTATATAGAAGCGATCACTTTGAATTTTTTGAATGGGTGATGAATTTTTATGAAGCTAAACATGCTATTATACAAGAGCCTTACCATGATCAAAAACATTGGGACGACAATTTGATACTTAATACAATTACTAATGATTTAGAAAGATATCGTAATAAATATAAATGTAAAGAAACACTACTAGACTGCGAAATATTTGCAGGGAAAAGGCTGATACTAGATGTTACGTTATAGAATAGAAAAACATGTTGTGGATGTAAGTCAACGTAAGTATTCAAATTTAGATCCACCAGGTGATAGACCAACTTATGATATGCTTCAAATCAATAATGAATACTTAGGTTACAAGGGAATTGTATATACTCCTATTGATATGCCAATTTTAGAAGTCGATACACAACAAGTGTATGATTTAAGAACAAGTGAAGCTTTACTTAAAGAATATCCTGGAACAACATTTGGATGTGACCATGGTGCGGGCGAAGTTCTTTTTCTTAAACACAATCATTTTAATGAGCCTGAAATGGACGGTGAATGGTATGGCTGGGTAGAAAAAGAAATGCCACATGTAAAAGAGTTTATTGAAAAACTTCCGTATAAAAGTATTTGTCAATTAAGTTTTGTAGCACCTCCTGGTCCGACTGTTGCTCATTATGATCAGCCTCTTAATGCCACTCCTTTAATGATTCCTCAATCTCCTTCATGTTATCGAATTAGATGGAGTCATGTAACAAAGCCAGAAGAAGAAGTCTTTTACTTGTCTAGAGATTCAGAAGCTACTAAAATATATCCAATGCTTCCTGCAGAAACAAACACGTTTGTTTATGATGGTAGTGTATGGGAACATGGCGCAGATAAAGGATTCCCAATGTATGAAAGATGTCAGATCATTATATCAGGTATACTAGATATAGAAAAACATCATGCTTTATTAGATAAAAGTATTGAGAAATATAAGGACTTTGTAATTTATGACGAAGACTTTAGATAATGAATATGTGCTCGAGCTTCCGGAATTAGAATCAAAAATTGATTTAAATTCTATAGCAGAAAGATACAAAAAAGGTGAGACATCTCATATGGAAGGTTCCGGAACATATGGGTGGAAAATAGATTCGAATGATGTATCAGTAAATTATATAAAAAATATATTTTTAGACGAAGATATCACTGATATCAAATATTGGTATCAAATAAAAATGAAGCATAAATATCTTAGGCCTCATACAGACACACATTTTAGAGATACATGTATTATATTTCCCATAGAGCCGAAAAATTATCAACTATTACATTTTAAAACACAAAACGATATATCA